GTATCAGCTAGACCTGCCAGAGCCGCCATGCGCCTTTGAGCAGATGTGTCTACGCCTGGGCCTCTAAACTTGCCATAGAATCCAATTGGTTTAATAGCCACTCTTACTCTCCTTAGGTTGACTGATATGCTTTCTTGCCGCCTTCGATGGCGGTGCTTAGAGCTGAAGTGTACGCGCTTGCTTTTTCAGCTTTACCTTGGCGAAGCATAGAAGCCTGTTTTAGCTTTGACGTTAAACCAATTACCTGTTCGCTGGCCCCAATTTGTTTAGCAGACTCAAGAGCAATGCTTTCTTGGGTTCCACCAGACACTCCACTAGCAGCCATTGAAGCTTGATTAGCAGCAAGGGTTCTTTTGAGTTCCTGCATCCTACCAAGAGCTTCTGTTTGAGCCTCAAGCTCTGCTTCTCTTGCAGCAATCTGAGCAGCCTCATCAGCAGCCTTGCCAGCCTGCACCTGGCCATAAGCAGACACAGCCGTAGACGCAATAGTTGCAGCAGCAACAATCATGAATGACATCTAAATATCCTCTGGCTCTAGCAGAGCCTTCTCTATTTCTTCAATATCAGTTAAATGTGTTGGATGGTATGTGATCCATACGCAATCCGTTTCAGCATATATGACACGCTTTGTTCCAGGTATAGTCTCGCCCATAAATGGAGCCTGTATGTCGATGTTTCCAAACTGGCTAGATACCTTACAACTTCCTTTTACTACTGTGTACAGATGAGTAGTTTTATGCAGCGCGCCCACCACGCACACACCAGCAGGAATAAATAACTCACGAGCATATAGCCCATCACTAAAATGGTGGCGAACTTCCAGATCAATCGTATCGCCTTTAAGCATTAATGATTGCAGTTTCAAAATGTCGTCTTGCGTTGCTACCTGATTCACGATGAGCTTACCTCATAGTCAATAGCCTGTAGGTGGAATGGCGTAGGGTCAGGCAAAGTAATCTTAGGTGCTACTTGCCTACTCCAACCATTGCCGCCATTGTTTTCCTCGATAATACCAGTAGAAGGCACCAAGGACGAGTTTAAAGGGCTATTTCCCGCGTCTCCGAACGGTCTGACTGCTACTGGGTTGCCATCAATATAAATGCCCGCAGAATTGATTACACGCAGATTTATAAAGTCTATGCGCTTTTGGTTCAGGACGTTCTGATTGCCTCTAGGGCCAGCAGTATTGAGTGGCATTGACTGCACTGTGACAGAAAAGTTCAGCCCGACCTCAATAGTGTCATTTAGGGCAGCTTCTGCGGCACTCAGCGTAATCTCACCAGAACCATTAACAGTACGCTCAGAAAGAACACTGTAGCCAGCAACTATTTGCACAGTATCTCCAGCTAGGTGATCTAGACCAGACAAGGTTGTTCCATGTGGAGCATTAAACTTAACACTACTATCCATCAGGTGATCAAACGTCATCTGGTTTATGGTTCGCACTGAAGGGCTATGCTCAGTAATCACGAACAAAACGTTGTTGACGGACACGCACTGCTTGAACAAGTCCTGAGACTGATCTGGGCGTATCTGGTTAAACCGCGTGAACCCATTAATGTCTTGCTCTCGCAGCATGTTTAACACAACAGCAGTGCCATCTTGGTTGATAATAAACACATAGTTAGCGTCTTCCGAGGTAGTGCTAGTGACTACATCCATATCAACAGGCTTGCTAATTAACTGTGAGGCCAGCACGGACACGTCTGCACTGCGGAATGCGTCCTCATTAAAGTTGTATACATACTGGCGCAGGCTTCTACCGTTAGCGTCTACAAACAGTGTTGCTCCATCTAGTGAAGTAGTCGGGCAATCAACACTAAAGCTGCCGTGTTGCGACTGCTGTACAACGTCAATAGTTGCAGGGGTGTTGCCAGTAACATTAAACTCTGCGCCCTCAGTAAATACTTGTAGGCCACGACCGCCACTAATATCAATGATGTCGCTCTTTGCTCCGTTCAAGGTAACAAAGATTCCCTCGTCGTCTTCACTCTCCTCTGTCTTAAAATCTAAGAAGGAGCCTGACCGAGAACCAAACAAGCTTTGCGGCTTATCCCTAGTACCACCGAACCATAGTCTTCCCCCTGCGAATACTCCGTTCTTAGGGTATCCGCGAGTGGCACTCCACACGTCTTCTTTTCTTGGAGAGCCTACAGCACTCTGGGTAAAGGTAATTGGGTGGTCAGTGCCTGATGTTTTAAACGCAGAAAACAACTCAAAACTATCCGCAGACTCTCCTGAGATAGTAATGGTGTACAGGTGGTTGCCGGTTCTAACAACACTAATCCCAGTGTCACCAAAAATAGGCATTTCTTGCAAGTTTCGTCTAAGGTTCTCTGCTGTAGAAGATTGTTCTATTGTTCCCGAATCACCGGCAAACGTAATGTTTTTACTTACTACGCCTTCAATATCTATTTGATACCTATCGCCAGCCTTACTGTTGGAGTCAAAGTGAATTACTTGAACGGCACTAACAGGTATAGGACTTAGTGCGTCATTAAAATCAAACTTAGGAACATTTAAGAATACTGGCGTGTCATACCAGAACTGACCGTTGCCATTTAAGTTGTAGACAAGGCGACGAGGCGCTTCATTCTCGTTGAACATTAACAATACGTTTTCATTGCTAGCAACACGAGTTGGAAAGTTGTACCCAAGCCCATGGTTTAAGTCCTGCATGAAGGTTGTCGCTGACTCTGTTACGCGGTATATACGCAGGTTATCTGGAGTGAACAGCAGTAAGAAGCTATCAGCCAAGCTAATTTCAAACTTGTGAAGCTTCATTGCAGAATTAAAGCCCGCAGTCTCACGATATAGGTTCATCTCAGCTAAAGAGACTTGAGCAGTACCAAGATCAGTAGTGCCTTTCCTGATTAACCTCCACCCTCTAGCGTTCTTGTCTACGTTTAAGCGGAATGTCTGCTCATACGACGTTAGCTTTGGAACAGTAGCAGATGTCTCCCATGAGCCGCCTTCGATCCGAGACTCTATAACAAACTCTGTGCTAGTACCTGATGTCAAACTAATGTTGATTAGGTCAATGTATTCTATTTCTTGGTTGCCATAGATGTCGTACTCAACAACAACGTAGTCATCAGTTGTACCTACGGCAGTCGTAGTCACACTGTAAGTAGCTGGATCATCGTCATTTACGTTGGCTGGGGTGCCACCATTGGGGGTGGTAGGGTTTGGAGCAGTGTATCGTTCTACTACAGGCGTGGGGTTGGCAGCAAACTTAAACCCTGGGCGACGCTTAACGCCACCTTGGGGGATGGTTACTACGTTCTCAGCAGTCTCTAAACCTTTGTAGTATTGATCTAGGTCAGTGCGGCCTTTGATAATTTCAGACAGCTCACCACTAACAAAGCTGTTCTGTAGAAAATTACTTTTAGCCATTAAAACCTCACATCAATAAACGGCCTACTAGCAAGTGGAGTTATTGGGTGCTGCTGTGCATCAGTATACCTAGCCATGTTAGAGGCTACAATATACTCTTCTGCCATCGCGGCTTTAGTAGATGCGCTGTCCCTAATGGACAATGCAAAGTCTTTGGCTAGTGCGTATTCTACCATCTTGGCAAAATAGGCAGGCCACTCCGACTCAGATACGTTGTATATGTAATCGCAATAAAGATCACCGCCATAGTTGCAGTAAACTTTATCGCCTAAAACTTGGTAATTAATGCTTGGATTTAGCTTGATAAACACAAGTAAGTCAGCAGGCATTTGGTACATGGTGCTGTATTCTGTGCCAACAGGCTCGCCAACCACTTTAGAAAGCTGCGCTTTCTTTCTAGCAAATCCCCAGCGGTATTTGGTCAGCTCATTCTGCACAATATTATCGTACAAATTATTAGCTACAGTTTGTGCCCTTGAGCTACCAGTAAGGCTGGTAATCGGCAAGTCCCCTATAAGGATGAGAGCATTGGATACTAGATTGATCTTGCTGGGCATAGTGCGACCTTTAATAAAAAAGGGGGAGTTTCCTCCCCCCTATAGACTTAGGCAGGTGTTGCGTCGTAATTGATCTCGATGAGACCAGCAACATCGCGTACAGCGGCACCAGCTTTAAGCATGCCGTTGCACAGATAAGAAGTCTTCTGTGGAACATAGTCAATAGAAGTCTTCATGTCGATACCGATAGCAAGACCGATAGCATCACGAGAGAATGCGTAGCCAGATACTACGTCAGAAGCAACAGTCAGGCCACCTTCAGCGCGATCTTCAAGAACAATCACGTTGAAACCAGCGAAGGTGTTTACTTCACCGTTTACCAGAGCTTTAACATTCTGGTAGTCAGAAGAAGTGATCTTCTCGTCAGCCAACAGGCCAGCAAGACCAGCACCGTTAATTACGGTGAACAAGTCGCCAGAGCCTACACCGTTTTTAACAAGCTCGATTTTAGCGTCGATCAGGTCAGAAGCAGACAGTGCAGTACCACCAGTGCCAACAGCAGTTGGAGAGGCAGCGTTCATAGCGTCGATAACAAGTTGGTCAGTACGACGACCAAGAGCACCAGCAATAGTAGTAGCCAGTTCTTGTTTCTCGTCAAAGTTAACTTCAGCAGCGTCAAAGATGTCAGTGTACTCAGGCGCATTCCAGTTAGCCAGAGTTGCAGTAACCAGGCTGTGAGACACGTCCATTGGATCAACATCGGCAGAAGTAGCTTTTTGGTTAGCAAGTCCTTTGCCCATTGCGCGGAACTTGTATGTGTCGCCAGTTACGTTGTTACGAACAGTGACGGCACCCTTCAATTTGCCCATACCTTGATAGGCGTGTTTTACCATGCTGTCAAACTCTGTGACAGCTACAGGAGAGAGATTAATACTCATTTGAATATCCTCGAAAAAAAGATTAAATTAACAAAAGTTTTTCAAGGTCTTAGCTGAGTACCCAGTAAATTGGTCAGCATTCAACCTAAATTTACCGGGCCTTAAAGAAAGGGTGTCCAGTGTCCGCATTATACACCTTTCACCCCTGTAACATCAA